CCGGAGCTACAGGAGCTATTGGACAAACAGGATCTCAAGGAATTACAGGCCCTCAGGGAATCACTGGTTCTCAGGGAACTACAGGCCCTCAAGGAGCTAGTGGACAAACTGGCCCTCAAGGAATTACTGGATCGCAAGGAATCACTGGAGCTAGGGGACAAACTGGGTCTCAAGGAATTACGGGACCTCAAGGAAATACAGGTCCTCAAGGAATTACTGGACAAACTGGAGCTACTGGCGCCGGAGGAACTGGTCCTCAGGGAAGTACAGGAGCTCAAGGAATTACTGGACAAACTGGAGCTCGAGGTGATACAGGATCTCAGGGAGATACAGGGCCTCGAGGAGATACAGGCGCTAAAGGAATTACAGGGTCTCAGGGTATTACGGGGCCTCAAGGAGTTACCGGATATCAGGGTATTACTGGCCCTAATGGAATAGGTGTGACGGGACCTACAGGTGCTACAGGAACATTTAAGCCAAATGGAACCTATTGGGCCGATTATGTATTTTGGAATTCGTATACTGGTGCTTGGGTAGTTGGTAGTACAGGTATAAGTCTTGGTCGATTTGCAGGTCAAACTGGACCTCAAGGTGACTCTGCAGTTGGACTTGGTCCATGGGCAGGTGGATCAAATCAAGGTCCAAAGTCAGTAGCGGTAGGTTTGAATGCGGGTCGCTTTAGCCAAGGACGATCACAAGGATCTTCGGTTGCTATTGGATATAATGCTGGTTATACTGGTCAAGGCACTAATTCGGTAGCTGTTGGTGCAAATGCAGGACAAAGTGGTCAAGGTAATACATCAGTAAGTATTGGAGCCGAGGCTGGGATGGAAGGTCAATCTTCGGGTAGTATAGCAATAGGTCATCAAGCAGGCCAATCCGGACAAGGGGGTGGTTCACTCGGATCAGGACAATCGATTGCTATAGGTTACCAAGCAGGATATTCAAATCAAGGTGTCGATGCAATCGCTATTGGTCAGGCAGCGGGATTTACTAATCAAGCAGATCGTACCATAATCATAAATGCTACAGGAAGTGCTATAAACGGAGTCTCGGGACAAACAAATTCAACCTATATGGCTCCATTTCGTGTTACCAATCAAGATGCAACATATACCGCTACTCTATTATCTCGCGATAGTCTCACAAATGAAGTTCTTTGCCCAAGAACAACACTAACTGGGTTTGGAGTTGCTAGATCACCTACTCTTGCACAACAATTTTTGACACTTCCAATTAATACTGTACAAACTCCTACTACTACACGAACTCAAAGTTTAATAACATTTGGAGCAACTGGCGCTGGATCATATGGAAGTTATAAATGTTTTGAATGGGGCGGTTGGAACCAGGGTACTACTGGAGTAACTGCTACCGATTATTACACAAACTTTCAGATTAAAGGGACAGGATTATATGAATTTCAACTTTCAAACTTTCAGGTATCGGGAGGAAGTCCACCGGGTATATCTTTATTTGCATGGAACTATACAACGCCGAACACATCGAATCCAGTAGCAAGTAAACTTGTGCAAATAGGTGCTTTTAACCCTAATCCTCTCGCATACTTCTCAACCATTACTAGTGGAGTAACTTATGAGAACAAAATTGTTACATATATAAATTCTGATCTCGTGCTTAATTACACTTTTTATCTAGTAGTTGCTAGCACATCTGCACTTACATTCATTGGTCCTACAGGACCTACTTTATCTGTAAATATAATACTTCCAACCAATAACTAAAATATAAACATCAAAGTAATGATATCACTCTTGTGGTTATTTGCTGGAGTTCTGGTAGGACTTTTGATGGTATCAGTATTCATTCCACCAGTTCATGAAACACAAGATGTTCCTACACCCGATAAATCAACTGCATTCTTTACGAAGACCGGATGCGTCAAATTCAAGTCAACCGAGGTTCCATGCTCGAGCGATTCGAAGTCGCTTAATTTCATAGCTTCAACACAATAGAGCAAGGATGTTTGCTGACCGTATTCTCGGAATTTTTCGCAATGAAAAAGCTATACCGTTCCTTTCATTCTTAATTGGGTTTGGAGTTATAGTAATGATGTTTCATCGCCCAATTCCTACTAAAACAGTTCTTTCAGTCCCAGTAGCGGATATTGAAGGTAAGACGGTTCCTTTCAACAAAAAGTGCTACACTTATCACGCGGAAGATGCCAAGTGCGAATTACCTTCTTTTAAATAAAGATGGATGGTGCTACTGATTTAAGTGAACTTATGGGATCCGGGCCAGTCCAAAATCCGAGCTTGCCGCAGTCCACGACTTTCTCACCAATTGTCACTGGAGGCACCGACCCGTTTGTAACGAACGGAATGTCAACTGGACAGAACCAAAATAAGCCAGCTGCACAACTATACAGTCAGGCACAAACCTTTTCTACGGTTCGGTATGCAGTAAAAAATCTGATGACTTATTTTGGATTTTTCTTGGCGGCTATGATTATTTCACTATCCACTCCTCGTTCCCTAATTTTGCAATATATTCCTAACACTTACACTGCTGGAGGTGTGCCTTCATACATGGGAGCGGCGATCCTTGCTGGGGTGGCTGTGGCTGTCGGTTATGTCGTGGGTACACTCGGTAGCTCCCTGATTTGAAGAGTACAATACCTTCAATAATCCGTATTTCTTAATACACTTTTCAAGAAACTTAATACAATCATAGCAAGGCTCTGAATTCAGAATCTTGCCCTGCTTGTTGATTCGAACAACTTTCAAAACACAACCACGAAGTTGTGAAGTGTCACCTAAACTTTTCACAACTGCGCGTTCAGCGTGTATAGTGTTATCAGAATAACCGCATCCAAGGGAACGAGACCCCGCCCTATTCCGAGAACTTGCGATCACCTGACCACGCCTAAGCAACTCGGCATAATGCAAATGAGTATGCTTGAAAACTGACGAATACTCCATTGTGACTTTGATACATCCTGCATTCAATAAAACAGATTCGTTTTCAACTAGTAATGGAGTGGTTCTCCTTTCGAAGGAGGTCCAGGGGTTGGCAAAATGATCCTCCCGCTAAGCTGCATACAAATATCATGTTTGGACCGGGAATGTATCTGACTCCTGGTTTTGTAAAACATCACAATATAACTCATGTAATTAATTGTGCTTTTGACAAAGATAGCCCAATTTGGTTTCGCGAAAAGCATCCTCAAAATTATATGTGTCTAGAAGCCCTGGACAGTCACGAGGAAGATATTCGTAAATGGTACCCTAAATTTGAGGAAACAATTAATAAGTATCTTCGTGACGCTGCAGTAGGTAATATCTATATTCATTGTCAATGCGGAATTAACCGTTCAGGATTCTTGGCTCTGCTTTTCGTATGTAAAAAATTCAACTATTCATTTAAGTTAGCTACAGATTCCATCCTAAAACAAAGACCATGTGCCCTCACTAATTCGACTTATAAAGAGCAAGTTATTGAGTACATTAAAAATGATTTCATTAAAAATCACGCAACAAGTTAATGGGAGATCTGGATAAAAATCCACTTTGGGCAAAGGCAAAGAGTGGCACAGATATTCAAACGGAAATTTTAGGTCCCTCTTACAGTTATGCCGATAACATTCCTGCTCCTTCTTCCCTGGGTATAGGAACCGATGGATCGTTCAGTCAGCTTGGAACGAATATGTCGGGAATCGGTACATATGTTTCTACTATGATTGACGGAGATCCTCCTTTGGGTAATCAGTATTTTGTGAACACTGGCGGGACTTGTACTGCTCCGGACGGATCTTTGCAGCCACGATACAATTATGTAAATAATAAGCCAAGTGTGGGAGATTTATTACCTCAAGGAATGTCAGAGCTCGGATCGGGAATTCAGGGACTTATTCCAGGCGTAATTGGAGATATTGAAAGTTTGAATCCACTCTATTTAATGAATTCGCTGATGGCCGATGCTTCTCCTGCTTGCGAATGTTATAAGTGCACAGTGACAGATGGTGCTTCCGCCAGATTCCTGACAACTTCTTTATCACCAGACTTTGATGCGAATGAGTGTGCTCAGGTAGATGTGTCTCAATGTTTGGCATCTTCTGAATCATTTGAAAATTCAAATTCTGGAATGAGTGCGGTTATTCCGACTTTGGTGGCAGGGGTGGCATTAGCCTTTTTACTGTGGAAGTAGAGTTTTAAGGGAATAAAGTTGAAGTTTACAAATGGACAATGTTTTCCGAATTAAGAAGTCCAGGGAAATCCGAACAAAGAAGTCGGATACTGTTTCTGGAACTTTAGATTCTATCCACCAGTCTGTTGTTTCCACTATAAAGGAAGAAACAACAAATGTCGAGGAATTGGAGAAGAAATTAGATGAGTCGAAGAAGGAACTAGACCGATTAGAAACTTCTTCAACATTAGAAGATATTCTAAAAGCTACAAAACTTCGTGAAGAAACAAAAAATTTATCTGACCGATTAGAAAATGAAAATCAATTAGAAGATTATTATCTGAAAAATGCCGATATAATTCTGAAGTATTACGGATCAGGAGATAAGGCTCAAAGTGTTACATGCTTACCGTCTGACGCCAATACTTTCGTCAAGTATTTATCTCAATCTTCTGAAACTGCTGCTCCTTCTAAGAAGAAGTTGTATGATGAATATGTTTCACGAATGAAGATGAATACTGGTGAAGCGGTAGATGTAAAGCAAGCAGTTGTAGAACATTGTGACCGATGTAACATTTCACGCGAAGAAGTTTCTGAAGAGGGAATTTTAGTATGTCCAAACTGTGGCTCGGAAGAATATATGTTAGTGGTTTCAGATTTTCCGAGTTTTAGAGATCCTCCCAAAGAACGGAACAATTACGCTTACAAAAAGATCAATCACTTGAATGAGATCCTGAATCAGTTTCAGGCAAAGGAATCTACCATTATTCCCAACGAAGTGATGAATGAAGTTGTACTGGAAATCAAGAAGCGCCGAATCCAAAATGTGGCGGAACTCACTGAAAAAGATATGCGCGAAATTTTAAAAAAGCTAAATAGATCAAAGTATTATGAGCATGCTACTCATATTATTTCTAGACTTAATGGTAACCCTCCCCCTACAATTACTCCTGAAATTGAAGAAAAGATAAGGGCAATGTTCCAGGAAATTCAGGCGCCCTTTTTGATATACTGTCCCGATGACCGAACTAATTTCTTATCGTATTCTTACATTCTGTATAAGTTTTTCGAGCTCCTGGAGTTAGATGAGTACAAGGTATACTTTCCTCTACTTAAGAGTCGCGATCGCCTAATCGCCCACGACCAAATATGGGCAAAAATTTGCGATTATTTAAAATGGGAGTTTATTCGAAGCGTTTAGACCAGTGGCTTTCACAATATTTTCTTCATCAAGAACATATCAATGACTGTCAGCCGGTGGGGTTATCATCTAATTATAGATGCCGCCCGTTGTATGCCCCAAAATATTCGTTGCTCTACCAATATCGAACGCTTTTCAAAGACCTTAGTTGAACGAATTGACATGGTGCCGTATGGCAAGCCCCAAATTGTCATGTTTGGGTCAGGAAATAAGAAGGGATATACACTTGTACAGCTAATTGAGACCTCAAATATTACTGGCCATTTCGTAGAAGAAACTAATGATTTGTACCTTGATGTTTTTTCGTGCAAGAAGTTTGATATTAATACTGTTGATGCAATTGTTCGCATGTATTTTGTGCCCGAGCATATCAAAAAGACTTACCTAGAACGCCACGCTGAAGTGCCTGATGCACCTGGTTGGTAAGTATATTTGAAATAAACCGTAATTCAAAAAAATAACATTGGGATGGAAATCCACCGCAATGTTGTATTTTTAAGTTTCAGAGTAAGTTTCATCTTCAGTAAGCATCAGCTTTACCTGGGCAAGGTGCATGCTTATCTGAAACTAAAACACAGTCGCCACCTCCGCACTGGCGGTATCCTTCTGGGCATCCATGAACAATTTTTGTGCTTGGATTCTCAAATCCTTCAAATAAACCTGAAAAGTGAGCTACGAGTAGAACAACTGCTAAAATAAGTAGAGCTTTCTTCCACATTTGTATTTAAGCAGTTTTTACTTTTGGTGCGGCATCGGTAGGGTAAGTCGCGTGTCCCGCTGGAACACATCCTGACTGGTTAATTCCCGTCTCCGTAGAACCCATTACAAACCCGTTTGGGCACTTATCTCCAAAGTTTGTGGCGAATGTCTCAACATATCCACGAACATTCAGCCAGTAAAAGCGCATGACTACCGATGTTACAACAGCAAATAGAAGCGCATGAACTAGCAGAATTGTGTTACGAGGTGAGCTGCGAGAAGGTAGAGTGACTACAACACCAGGAACAGCGGCTACAAACAGAAGAGCGGATAAGAGGGCTGAAATCCAATCCATTTACTTATATTTACATGACATAGTTATTTATGCCTTCTTCGTGAAAAAGCTG